TATGGAATGGATGGTTATAAGGAGGCTGCACAAGTTAGTGCAACAGATACTGGAACAATAACTGTTGATCAATTAGTTTATACTCATGAATCTGGAAGTAAAATTGTAAAATTACAAATAAATGAAATATTCAAGAAATTAATGAACTTTGCTTGTTCAATTGCAATGGTTGCAAGAATTGTGGGGCAATCTTATACAGATATAGTGGGTTATGGGTTGGGGGAATTCCATGTACAGAAGGGGGAACCATATACCCAGTGGAGAGAAACTGCAACCCAATTAATTAAAGAGAGGGATAGGCTTTTAAGTAGAATAAAACCAAGACCTTCAGTAGTGATATAAAATGAAAAAGGGTGGTTATTAAATAAAAATAACAAAAAAAATAAAAAATGAATAAAAATGACTGGTGACGATTTTTCTAATGGACCTTTAGCAGATTTTGGGGTAGAAGTAACTAGAACCCCTGTAACAATGACTACAAATTTTCATGGTAATAAAACTTATTCTGATGGAACCAATGAAACAATTGATGTCGTTTTTTCAAATCCCAATAAAAAATTTGGTTTAGATAAATCAGGATTAACAGAAGTTTATGACGCTAAAATATTTATAAAATCAACACAAACAATGAATAAATATGATAAAATAACCCATGATTCAAAAGTTTATAGGGTGGATACAGTTAGTAAAAGGAATTTTAATGGAACTTTAATGTTCAAAACAGTAAACCTTTTTTATTTAAAAGATGAGTAAAATTAAAGAAATGTTGGAGTTAGCCCTCCCAAGGATTGCAATAAGAATTCAGAACGAACTTATTTTGATTGCTCCTGTGGATACTGGTCGCCTTAGAAATAGTATTAAGGTTAAACCAACTAATAGGGGATTATTAATTTGGATGGTAGATTATGCAAAATATGTAGAATATGGAACAAATCCACATGTGGTTAGTGCGAAACATTTAAAGAGGTGGGCAAAACTAAAATTAGGTGATGAAAATTTAGCATATCCAATTGCAAAGAAAATTGCAAAATATGGGACTAGGCCAAATCCATTTATAAGAAATACAATTCAATTAAAATTAAAAAAAATTATTATTGAAGAAATAAATAAAATAAACACCAATATTTAAATAGTTCAAGGATTTTTATATATTTAACCAAGTGGTAAAATTCCAAGAGGAAAATGGACATCCAGAAAATAAAACAAGAACAAATTGTATTTTTAAGAAATCAGGATATATTCTCAACGACAATTAGGGGTGTAACCACAGCAAATGCTACTGGAACCCTTTCAGGAACAAAGGTTATAACAATTTCTAGAACGAATGTAAAAAATGTTAGATCAATTATAGTTGCATCAGTATCAAAATCTTTAGGCACAGATTATACCGTCAATTATAACCATGCAACTGGGTGTGTAATTACTTTTGGATCTAATCAAACAGGGGATTATGTGGTATCTCACGATTATGGGTCTGATAAAATTTATCCAGATTTTCCAAGAGATGATTTAACAATAAATTCTTATCCAAGAATTGCTACGGATATTTTAAATGTGAGTACAGAAGCTTTTGGGATTGGTGGAGAAAAATTTATTTCCAATGTGGCATTTACAATAGTAATTTATGATGATAATTCGGATGATCTTGATGGTTATATCCAAACAATTAAAGATTTATATGTCACAAATGCTAAAAATTTTTATTACTTATCCTTTATAAAACCAACAATGATAGGTCCAACGATTAATAGTTTTAATAAAAAAGATGAAATTATGCAAAAAAATATAGATTTCCTTGGGATGTTTTCGGTGGATTCAGCATGATAGACAAAAAAGAACTAAAAAAGATTATGACAGACTTAGCAAAAGGGAAAATTACCCAAAAAGATGTAGAATTACTCATAAAACAAAAAAAAGTGCTTCCTAATGGCCTTAAATCAAGTGTCAAGGGGAAATATCCTACTCAAACGAGAAAAATTAAATTAAAGGAGGTAAAATAACTATGGCACAAAATTATATAAGTGGTGGAGAATCGGTTTGTTTATATGCTTTTGAAGATCAAACAGGATGGACCAAAGCAGTAGCAAGTCACACAGCATCTGATGAAACCTATATGCCTTTTGGACAGGGTGTTGAAGTAAGTGTATCGAGAAACAACAATGCAGAAAGAATCTATGGGGTTGGAGCAAGAAATGCAACTGCAACAATAAATAAACAATATGCTGGAACTGTAACAGTTAATGGAGCACTTTCAAATGCTTATTGGTTATTGGGAGTTTTAGGCGCAAATGCTGATGCAGGAACTTCTGGGGCTTATACACACACTTACACAGAATTAGATAGAATAACTAGTTTCACAACTAAAACAAGTTTTGAGTTAGGCACTACAGATGCCGCAAGTAATTTAATAGGATGTAGAGTAAACACTTGCACAATATCCGCAGCAGTAAATGAAGCATTGAAATTTAGTCTTGAATGCCCATATAGGTATGAAGCATTAGGAACAACTAAAACTTCTAATTTAGCAGATGTTGAACCAGTTTTTACATTTGCACATGGAAGTATAGAAATGCCTGATGGGACAACTATTGCAGCAGTTCAATCTTTTGAATTGACTATTAATAATAAATTAGATCCTGTATATGGCATTGGTAGTAGATTTATGACTGACCAAGTTGCAAAAAATAGAGAATACAATTTTTCTATGACTGCAGCATTCCAATCTCATACAGCACTTTTAACATATTTTCTAAATGGAACAAATAGTGCAACTGCACCAACTACTGGAAGTGGAACAGAAATCGCAACATTAGAATTAACATTCACAAATGATGATGGAGATATTTTAGATATTAATTTGACAGGAGTTCATCTTAATGAAGAAACATTACCACAAAATGTTAATGAAGTTGTAAAAGAAGATGTTACTGGTTGGGCAAGAGCTTGTACGAATATTATTTATACAAATGATATTCAAACAGCCCCAGTCGCAGCAGATAACATAGCTTAGTGATTCAAAAAAGTAAATCCAGGGAGGAAAAAATGGAAAATCAAGAACAGCAAGTGCCAAACTTGAAATTAGACGAGCAACAAAGGATAGTTATACAAACAATAAAAGTACCTTTATTAATCAACAAAAAAGAAGCATTAGTTACTATAAAGAAATTAAGTACTGGTGTAAGGAATAAAATCCGTGGGGAATGTACTAAAACTAGAATAATTGCAGGTCAACCAAATATTACTGTAGATGATTCAGAAATTCAAGAGAAGATTCTTACAGAAGCAATTGTAGAAGCTCCTTTTGATAAATCTTTAACAGGTATTAAAGAATTACCTGCTGAAGTAACAGATTACTTATTTGGTGCATATACAGAATTTGCAGAACCATCCTTAAAAAAAAAAGATTAATTAGGGGTAGTTTAAAAGGGTACCACCAAGATAATGAAGAAATCTCAGATGAATTAATGTATTGGTTCTTTGCTCATCATTTTGGATTTACTCCATATCAAGTAAACAAGCTACCATATGACCGGGCGGTTTATATGATTGAATTAGAAAAAGAATTTAAAAAAATAGAAAGAACAAAAAATGGGATATAAAAAAAATGGAACGGATCTAATTTGCCCAATTTGTGGTAAAAAGTTTTATGTGAAAAAATGAAAAAATTAAAAATGCAAAAGGTGGAGGTATAATATTTTGGCATTTGAAATTGAAGTACCAATAAATGTAAAAGAAACAGGATCCGAAGGAAAAAAACTAGGAGAAAATATAGCTGGGGCTATTTCAAAAAAATTAAGGGGACTTTTTGGTGGAGGTGGAATGAAAGGCGGAAGTGCTGGAGCTTTAGGAACTGAAGCCGCAGGGGATGTTGCAGGATCAATGGCTCAACAATCAAAAGGCATAGATGGTGTGGCTGGAGGTATCGGAAAATTAGGGGGCATTATGACTGTTGTGGGATTAGCAGTGGGCGGAATTGCCCTGGTTATTGAATCTTTAGGCTTTTTATTAAAACCAATTTTATCCCTATTAAAAGTTATTTTAATGTTATTATTTTTACCATTAGTTCCTATTCTAAAACCAGTAATGATGGGATTAGCAGCATTTATTAAATGGTTTGCACCAGTAATGAAAAGGGTTGCCGGTTATATTGAAAAATTTGTAGGTATTCTGGGGGATGGAATTTCTTGGGTTTGGGCAAATATTTTAAAGCCAATCTGGGAAGGAATAAAAGAAACATTTAATATTCTTTTGGATGCAGGACAGTGGATATGGGATAACATAATAGTTCCATCTTTTGATTTTTTAAAAGATGCAGGAATATGGCTATGGGATATGATAAAATCTGGTTTTTCCTCAGTAATAGATTTTGGAATATGGTTATGGGATTTAATAAAAGCTGGTTTTTCTTTTTGGGTAGATATTGGAGAAAAATTATGGAATTTTATTAAAACCTTATTTATTGGAACTATTGATGTAGCTGTTTCAATTTGGGGGTGGTTTAAAGGATTATTCAAGGGAACTATTGATGTGGCATCTACTGTCTGGAATTGGTTTAAAGGATTATTTGGTGGTGGAAAAGGCTCTAAAAGTATAGATGATGCCATAATTACACCTCAGGGGGTAGTCCATACAAATCCCAATGATTTTATAATTGCAACAAAGAATCCTGCAAGTTTAGGTGGAAATCCAATCACAATTAATATAAATAATCCCTCAGTCAGACAATCAAGCGATATTAAATCAATTGCTAATGAAGTAAGTCGGGTTTTACAAAGGCAAATGTCTGGGAGAATCTTACAATGAAAGAAACATTAAATGAATTGAAAGAATTAAATAAAACACTTAGTTCAATTAGAACTTTTATTATAGCAGAAACTCAATTAATTAAAGCCCTTTGTTTAGAATCACAAAAACAAGGTAGGGATATTCAAAAAATTAAATTAAAATTGGAGGAAAAATGGCCGCATCAATTGGATCAAAATCCCTTGGAACCGTAAATTCTGAATCTTCAACAAAAAGTTCAAACCTATTTAATCAACCAATTCCCTTTTCAGATAGTGATGCTACTTTAATTATGGATTTAATGGGGACTAGTAGAACCATCACAGTAACTGGTGTAAAAACAGGCACAGTAGCAGAATTAAGAACTTTTGTTACAGATATAGAAGGTTTACAAAATGGGGAACAAAGCAGTTTAACTTTTGTAAGTTCTTGGACAAATGTGAATAAAAATGTGCTTATACAAGAATTTACCCATGATAAATCAGAAGCAGATGAAAATAGGGTGAGTTATACCTTAACATTATTGGAAGGTCAAGCTCTTTAGTTAGTTTTTTAAATTAAATAAACCATAGAATAATATGAAAAAACACAAAAAGTTTCAGGGTAGTAAGTTTTGGCTTTGGTTTTGGATAATTTTTTTTTGTCCAGTTGCTATTTTTTATTATTTTTTTAATTATGAATAATGAAAAAAACTAAAGTAATCATAAACTCTATTACTATTAAAGATACTAACGGATCTCCTGATCCAAATAAATTAATTAGTTGGGGATATGAAAAAGATGATGAAACAATTTCTGAAGCTGAATTAATTCTACCAAAAAGTGTAAATGATTTAGTTGATTTAAAAAATGGTCAATTAGTTGAAATTTGGGCTGGTTGGACCACTAGCACAGATTTAAGATATTTTTATGGATATATTGATAGTATCATTCCTGAAGGGGCAATTCTTAAAGTTACTTGTAAAAATGAAATGATTATGTTAGTCCGAAAAAATGTGAATCATGTTTATGACTCTGGGATAGATGCGAGTGCAGGGGAAGTAAGTGAAATCGCAAAAGATTTAATTGAAACATATGGTGGAATGACTGCATCTGTTCAAGCAAGTGGTACTGAAGATGGAAAAAGAATAGACCAATTTAAATGTATAAACGCAGATATTTTTGAAAGGATAATAACCTTAAAGAAAGCATTAGACTGGGATTTATATTATAATGATTCAGATAGGAAAGTTTATTTTGAACCTCTTGGTTACAACGATTCTGAAAAAACATTAACAGTTGGAACTGAAATAGTTGGGATGCCAGAATGGGATTTTGATGATTCAAATATGATAAATGATTTAAGGATAGATGGTGCAACAACTCAAACAGAAATTTCAGAAACCGGTAAGATTGGTACAACTGATGGGTATCTTACAACAAGCATTACATTAACAAAAACTCCAGATAGTGTTGAATTATATATGGATGCTGCAACCCCCCCAACAACTCAAAAAACTGGTGGAAGTAAAGATTCAAGTTCAGCAAATTTTTATTATGTTGATAAGGAAAATAAAAAAGTTATGCCTAAAACAGGAACCACATTTACAACAGACCATTATGCAATTATAAACTATATTTGGTCTGCGTCTGCCCCCATACACATGAGAAATCAAGAAAGCATAGATAACTACGGGATTTTTGAAAAGGCCATAGAGATCTCAGATATTAGTTCAATTGCAGATGCAGAAAGTCGTGCATCAAGCATTTTATCCAAAAGAAGTATTCCATATATTAATGGGAAACTTTTAGTAAAAAGTCAATCTGCAAATATCCCTTTAAGATGTCAAACAATAAATATAATAGATGCAAAAACACCCACTGTAAATGGTTTAAATCTAACAGGAGAATATGTAGTAAATAAAATTAAATATAAATTTCCAAGTGCAACTGAAGAATTAGAGGTAGGTGATAAACAGTGGAGATTGGCTGATTGGCAAACTACTACAGAAGAAAGATTAAAAAGATTAGAAGAACAATTTGTAAGAAATCAAGATATTATAATTGAACTTGTGGATATTAAAAATATTCCCGCAGCCACTATAAAACAAAGGTATCAAAAATTAATAACTGAAACAATGGCAGATGGAAGCAATTTTATATTAAGTCATACAACTCAGGGGGTCTTAGGAACTGATGTGTTGGGTCGTCAAGCAGATGCATCTACAAATCATTTTGTAAAACAATATGAAAATGAATATACTGAAAATTTTATAGATTCTGATTTTGAGGATACAGATTCTGATTGTACTTGGGATGATGATGGAAGTATTCTATTTACAAGCGGACAAATTGCCCAAAGTTCAAGCATAGATTACAATAATGGAACCATAACCTCTGCAAAATTAACAAGTACAGAGGACTCTGGAAGTTTTGATTATGAGATGACTGCTGATGGAACAAATTGGGAAAGTGTAACCAGTGGAACTTCCCATACCTTTTCAAATACTGGAACTGATTTAAAGTGGAGAGCAACAGAAAATAATAGTTCCACAGGGGAAATAAGTAAAATAATTATTCAGGATTATCATTAAACATCAATATTTAAATAAATTAAAAACTAAAAAATACTATGGCAACAGGTCAATTAATCACAAATAATGGATTGAAGATTTCATTAAATAGAACTTATAAAGCAACTCCAGATTATCTTGCACCCACAAAATTTAAAATAGGTACAGGTACAACCACTCCTACAGTTTCAGATACAGATGTTGAAACAGGTGTAAATATTAATGGTGGTGCCACAAAGTCCTTTGTTTCAGGTTATCCAACATTAGACGAAACAAATATGCAATCAACAATTAGATGTTTTCTTGATACAACAGAAGCAAACGGAAATAGTTTAACAGAATTTGGATTGTTTAATGAAGATGGAACCCCTTTAATGTTTAGTCATGCCGTATTTACAGCAATATCAAAAACTACTAGCGTTCAGGTTAGCTTCGTAGAAAAGGAGATATACAAATGACAATAAGTAGTGGAAATACAGCAAGTGCAGATGAAGTGATTGAATCAATGGGAAGATTAGAATCTCAAAATACTAATAGAATCCTGAAATCAGATACTTCTGTTTTTGTTAATGAAGGATATTCTGGTGCTGATGATTTTACTGATTCTAATGGAGTTATGAATACTATTGACACTGGAACTACAACTGGACTATATAATTTTACATCTGATTTTTATGCTTTAGGATTTACAGACGAAGCAAGTGGAGATTCAACAAATGATGATGATTCATTTACTAATCCTGAAAATGCATTTGATGGTGATGATAATACAGTAGCAACTGTTAGTGTCGGCGAAGGTAAAACAAAA